TATACTAGAGATGTCATAGTTGCTTGTAAGTCTGTTATCTGTAGTATAAGTTACAGCAGGAACTCCTGTTGGTAATGTGAGAGAGTTTATGTTGAAAGTTTCAACAGCAGAGCTAGTTACAGCTATACTATCCCACAACAAAGTAGTGCTTACATTGTTAGGAATTATGAACTTGTTAGGTCTATAGAAATTACCATATCTTTCCCAATACACATCAATACCTAACTCTCTAAACTTGTAGATGATAAAGTCCTTAAGAAAGACAACATCTTCTTTCTTGTTATACCCTGTGTATGTATTAAATGTAGGTAAACCTGCAGGTATGTTAATAGTAGTAGTACCTATAGTTATAGAGTTGCCAGTTACATAATAGGGCCCAGAACCGGCAGAGCTTTGAGACAACTCTAAAGTAGTAAAGCTCTTTGTTAAAGGTGTAGTTACTTGTAGAGCTCCACAGAGGTTATACATGTTACTCACATCTGACATTAGGAACATATAGTCTGGAGGTAAGAAACAAGCTACTCTTTCTTGAGAACTAGGCAGTTCCCATGCATCTATTGTTCTACCTGTAACAGTAAGATTCTTTAAGGCATCTGTTCTGATTTGATCTGCAAACCTATACTTTGCTAGTGCAGGATCATTTAATGATACAGGACGTAAAGACTCTTGTATGAATCTATTCTGTATCTTATTAAGTACCCAGTCTATCTCAGGAGATAAGTACTTTCTTGTAAGGTTAGCAGCTACCTTTTGGAGAGACTGATTAATCTCTATATGCATTTCTCTAACTGTCATGTCTGATATTTTTACAAAGGTAACAAATCTTTAAAGAAGTACAACTGTTCTGATCCAACCCAGCAGTATTGTGGGTAGTATAGTCTAAATCCTTTATCCATAAGGTTGTTTGCAGAATGTAGATTAGATGGTAGAGTGTATGTTATTGCCTTGTAGCAACCCTGTGACCTAGCCTCTTTTAGTCTTGCAGCTATCATCTTCTTTTGTATGCCTCTACCCCTATAGTTATTATGTACCCAGGCTCTGTTAAAGATGCAGATATTATCAGTAAAGATAGCACCACAATAAGCAACTATATAATTGTTATCTCTTATAAGCCACCAAATCCTTTTAGATTTAAACTCATTTCCACAACCGGGGAAGCAGTAGTCATCAAGAACTTTAAGTTCCTTAACATCTGCAAGAGTGGCTTTTTTAAGTATCACAATATTCTACCTTTAGAGATTCTTTTATTGTGTACTATAAAGTCTTTCTTATTGGTATCTAACTCAACACTAGCTACTCCCCAGTTCCACTTGTTGATAGGCATGTAAGCTGGATGAAGTTCTGATAAGCAACCTACAGACCACGTAGTAGTTACATTGCCTAGCATGTCAGGTTCAGTATGTTCTGATGTTTGATGGTTATGTCCTTGTAGGGCACATACCTTAGCTTTAGTGTACAGACCTCTAGCAATGTTTACAGGAGCAGATATCCCTCCTCTGAACTCATGGCCATGTACTATGTTCAAGTTGTTAGCTTGTATAATCTTCTTGTCACTTATGATTTCTATACCTCTTGCCCTAGCTTTAAGGATGTTACAGAATTCAAACTCTTCTACACCTACAAGTTCACTAGCCTTAGTGTACAAGAAGTTTTCATATCTTTCCTCATGGTTTCCTAACTTGTAGAATATAGGACACTTTAACTGCTTTTGTAGTATTTCAAAGATACTCTTAAAGACATCTAGTTCATACTTGAAGTCTCTTTTCTTAGGGTCTCTTACGTAGCTACTTAACTTGTGGCAGTCTATAGCATCCCCATTAAGTAGTAGTCCATCTATCTTCTGATCTTTAAGATACTTGATAGCAATAGAGGTAGCTTCTACTGAGTGGTATGGAGCATGCAAGTCACAGATAACTCCTAGGTTTTTAACACCTGATATCTTGTAAGGAGTGTAGTCTGTTTCTTCTGAAGGAGGTAGATTGTAAGGGTTCATTGGTCTAGGATGCTCTACTTTATGAGTCACTTTGACATTTGATCGATTCTTTCCTTCAATATCTCGAAGAGAACTTCTTGCAGCTTCAACGTCTTTAAACATTAGCTTGTTCTCATTGTACATGATACGAGCAAGCTTGGTTGTTGGCATCTCCATGCCATGTTTGTCACGATACTCTCGTGCAATGTTTACTTTAGACATGCAACAAAGATAAACCGTATAGTTTAAAGACAGCTTTTGGCATATCCTTACTATACGGTTTATATACTTAAGTAACTATAAGATTATGACAACTGCTTGTCTTGTAGTCTTGCTTTCATTGTACCTATTAGGTCAGAGTTAACATCATCCTTAAAGAAGTAGATAGTCTCTTCTAGGTCATTACCTATAAGCTTGTCAGTCTCAGCATCAAAGTACTTTTTACCAAAGACTTTTACAATCTTGTAGTTTACCATGGACTGAATCCAGAAGTTGATTTCAAACTCCTTGTCTCCCATGACTTCTAAGAACTTCTTGGGATCTTTCTCTGCAGCTCCACGTAGCGTCTCTATGTGGTCTCCAGATTCTAATCTATCAGGGTTTATACCTAACAACACTAGAGCCATTCTAACCTTAGTATCATCAGATTTGATTTCTTGGTAAATAGCTAATGCAGCATCTTTAACTTCCAATTGCTTAGAAGACTTCTTAGATACTTCAAACTTGTCAAAGATGTAGAACTCTTTTAAGGTATTACCATCTGCAGTATCCTTACTCAAGGCTACCTGTGGATGTTTGATTGCATGCCTGTAACGTAAGTAGTCCATGATGTCTAGAGGCATATTACCTTTAGATACATTATCAGTATTAGAGTGGTCTAATCCAATCTCTAAGATTCTACCAGTATCATAAGGCACTGAGGTGTCCATGTCTTGATAGAACTCATTTAACTTCTTTCTAAACTCTGTATGCTCTGCAGGTACATCTAAGATGTGTGGCAGTAATAGAGCCTCTTCATCAAAGCTTAATCCAGTACCTATACGTCTGGAAGCTCCAGATTCAAAGTATGAGCCTATAGACCTCTTAGAGGAAGAGAAGAAGTCTTGTACATCTTTTCCCTGTGCTACAGAGAGGAAAGAACCGGAACGGTAGATGGTTATCTTTCTTGAGTTTAAAGTTTTGCTTTTCATTAGATACTGTTTTCTGCTACAAAGATATGGTACTTTATCTTACAAACAAAAAAGCCCTGAAGTATTTCAGAGCTTTCTTTATAAAATAAATAAGAACTAGTAAGGTTTACGTAAGTAGTAACGAGCTGCAGCTTTTGCCCTATGAGTACCGGTAGTAGTATTAGTTGCAAAAAGTACTACTACTTTGTAGTAGGAAAACTCAGGCTGTTTAATAGTAGCATGTATAAAATAACCAGAATGAACACCAGCAATTAGGGGTACAGCCGTAGGTAAGGCTGCAGCATCTGCCGTTAAAGCTGCTATATCAAATGAGGTTGAACTTCCATAAGCCGTATAAGTATTATTAGGGTATGTAGCAACATCAAAAGAAGTTAGTGGTGACACTGACCAACTTATAGGAGGATTATAATTTGATGCACTTCCTACTTTTGTCCAATATACATTGTCCATAGAACCATAGATCATTACTTTAGTACCTGTAGTCAATCCTCCTGAAGCTACGCATGTACTGTCTGTTACAATCTTAACATCAATATTTAAAATGAAATTAGTAGGCACACTAATAGTTTTTCCAAACCAACTACCTGTTTGTGAAGCAGCCCCAGTTGCGTATGCTGTGTCAAGATTCCAGTTAGGGTGTGCACCTGATGATACTGTTACTTGAGCTTGTGATAAGAAGCCCGTTAAAGTCAGGGCTAAGACTAAAAGAATCTTTTTCATGTTTATTATTATTTAGAGTTTTTAAAAGTGGAGGGGTTTTTAGGCCCCTCCTTTATGATTAAAGTCCAGCAACACATTGCAGGTCGAAGCAACGGTTAGCACGTAAGATCTGGATACCAGCAGACTTCATACGAGTGTATGCTGATTTATCTTGATCAGTTGCTAAGAGTTTCGAAGCTTGCATACCTGAGTTACCAGATAGGATTTGCAAAGACTTAGGCATTGGAGTAAGACCTGGGATTACACCGTCAATGAAAGAACGTCCTTTCTGTGCAACGTGCATAATGTTAGGCTGACCATCAATGTCAGAATCATCCAAGAATACCATACGATAAGACTCCAAAGGAAGACCAGTCTCAGGATGCTTAGGTGAAGCAATAGCTACACGGCCTACGTCAAAGATTGGGTTCTTCTTCACTTTGATAGTGTATCCATCAATATGGTAGAAGGTATCAAAGAAGCCACCTAAAGCAAGGTTACGACCTGTACCTGTTACGAAGCGAGATGCAATATCACCAGCACCTAATGGTCCAAGGATTTGAGCACCTGCATCTTTCATTGCACGGTCAAACTCACGGTATCCACCTGTACCTGTCATCAAAGTGATAGACATACTACCTGAATCTGTCTGACCAAATAAAGCATCACCCACTTTGTTAGCAAGTGTGTTGTAGGTCATTTTAGAGTAAGTAGACTTGTTACCAATTTGCTCAAGAACACCTGAACCACGTGGGATAACTTTACCTGTCAACATGTCTTTCAATGGAATAGTACCATCAGCTAGACGGTTGTAACGAGAGTACCAGTAGTAGTGCTCACAGTCAGACAACCAACGCTTTTCAAACTGCCACATAAACCAGTCCATCCAAACATTTGTAGTCTTTCCGTCTTGGTTAGTAATGTCAATCTTCATTACTTTGTTAGCAGCATTACCTGCCCAACTCATACCTGTTCTCATGAAACCCATTTGGTTCTTGAACAAGCCCGGCATAACCATACCAGTTTCTGTAGTACGAGACTCAGATTCTGCTACAGCTGTATGTAAAGGAACCCAGTTACAACCTGCAGTAGCCTCAGATAAAGGCAAGTAGTCAGAAGGACCAGCAGGATCCAATACAACCTTGTAACGGAATCCACCTGTTGGTTGTGGTTCACCATCTTCAAGCACATAAGCTTGAGAACCTCCTTGAGACTGAATGATGTAGAAACGCTTAATCCAGTTGTCTGCAAAGGTTAAGTAGAAAGGTTGGTTACCAAGACCAAGCTTAGTAGTTGAGTCACCATTTGTAGTGAGTACAGGACAAGCTTTGTCATCACGACCCATAACTGGATAAGTGAACTGCACGTCATCAATCTCTTTAGTAGTGTTGTTAGCACCGTACCCTACTCCACCTACTGTCATACCAGACAGAGGAAAAGCTTTGTTGTAATCACCTAAGATGTAGGTCAACTTAGCAGTCAAAATAGAGGGAGCCCCCTGACGTTGATGATAAAAGTTGGTCTCATCTAGCATCGACTTTGCATCGAAGATTTGTTCTTGTACCTGGTATTTATACGCAGGATAAACTTGATTTGCCATTTTATAGTTTTTTTGTTAATAATTAAATTTCACCCAAAGTTACATAACCTTTTGAACTTCTGTCATCACCAGACCCAGAACTTTTACTTCTATCAGACTTGATACGTTGTCCTAATCTCTGTACGGCTTTTGACTGTGCTCTTTTCTCTATGATAGAGTTTAGGTCTCCTTTTACATATTGTAGGTACAATGCATCCATTGCTGTATTCACATCACTACCTACTTCTTGTACAAAGAAGAACTTCTGTCCATCATGTTGTACCTTATCCATTACAAACTTCTTGAAGTCTGCTTGCTTAGATTCAGGTACTACTACCTTCATATCATTCTTGATAGTCTTATCAAGTACACTAGAAAGGTTGTTTACATTACTCTGGAAAGACTCTCTAGTTACACGGTCTTGTTCTTCCATCTGAGCTAGTCTTTGTTTGTCAAAAGTCTCTTGCTCATTGTAAACCTTAAGTGCACGTTCTCTGAGTTGATTGTTCTTTATGTAGTTGTCTATGGTAGCTTGTGCAACCTCTTCAGGTATACCCTTACGATAGAAGTCATTGAGTATCCAATTGGCTTGGATGTCAGGATCTGACTCAAAGGTATCTCTATCTACTAATCCTTGAGAAGGTTCAGTAAAGAACTCTTCATCAGAACCACCTCCTTGCACGTGTAAGAAGTATGAGTAGGCTCTAGGGTATTGTCCTTTGATATACTCATCAAATTCCTTAACTGCAGAATCTCTTACTACTGATTCTCTCATAGCTACACCTTCAGGTGATAGAGGGTCTACATCTCCATATTCAACTTCTACAGGCTTACCTGTTAGGTTGTCTACGTTAGTCCAGAACTCTGTAGAATCTATAGGTTCATCAGGGTCTATAGGTTCAGCAGGGTCTGTTGCAGCCTTTTGGATTGTACCATCCTCTAACTCTTCATAACCTTCTAATAGATTACCATCAGCATCTAATCCTTCTGCAAGTTCAGGTGGTGGGTCTTGTGTAAGGTTTGCAAGGTTTGTAGGTGGGTCTACCTTAGCAGGTTCTACATTGTTGTCTATGTCTGCCAAGCTTGGAGGTAAGGGTTCACCTCCCCCGGAACTTGGACTGCCGGGTTCTCTGTAAAGTTTTACGAACTTCATATTTCTAGTTTAAGTTTACTTCTTTGGGGCAGGTTTAGATTTTGCAATCTTTTCTTTAGAGGCAATCTCTTGACCCTTAAGTGCTCTGTCCTTTTCTTTCTCTCTTGCATCATGTACTCTAGCTTCTCTTTGGCCTTGTAAGGTTGCCATAAACTTTTCTCTTTCTAGAGTAAGTTTAGCAACTTCTGTGGCATCAGGAATTCCATTATTGTTTGCATCTCCGTTTTGGAATGTAAAAGTACTGAAAGTTCCTCTAATATTTTCTATATCTTCTTTTCTATCATACTCTTCTTGCATTGAACCTCTCTTCAGCAACTCTTGGTATTCCATGAATTGTTTCTTACGTTCATCAGCAGCAACTTCTGCCTCTTGTTGAGATTGAGCTGATTGCTGTTCTGCCTTAGCTTGTATCTCTTCAATATGATTTAACTTGGACTCTAGGTCAGCTATATTTTGTGACTTGAGTATGTGTAGGATAGTAGAAGGTTTTACATTATTCTGAAGCATTGCTTGTACACTGCCTTCTAGCTTGTTCTTAATAGCCATAGCTTCAGCAGAAGATTGTACCATAATACCTAGGTCTGCAGAGCAATACTCAGTAGGTTCAATCTCTAGGATTTCAGTATTAAGGTCAGTGCTATTCCATACCTTGTAGACACCATCTATAGCTAAGAACTTAGTCAAGTCTAATATACCCTGTAGTTCTCTTTCTACCCATTCTTCAAATAGGTTAAATATCATATCAGTAATAACTGTAGATTGGAAGGTAGCTCTTTCATTAACTCCTACTAAGTCTGATGCATAGGTCTGTCCTTTACGTTGTCTGTTGATTCCTATAAGGTCATCCCACTCAGACTTAAAGTGCATCTGTAAATCTATCAGCTGTTTAATAGAGTCATACAGACTCATATCTAAAACCTGGTATTGATTGTATCCTTTATCTACACCTACTTGGTTTCTATTGATAAGACCATAACCCATAGCTTCTGCATAGTAGAAGAACTTCTCTTCATCCCATCCTTCTTCTCTTGGTATTACATTCTGATCTAATAGTACTATCTTACCTTTACTTCTTGCTATAGTACGTTCAAGGGTATAGGTTATAATGATGTACATGATTTGGAGAGGAAGGCCAATCTCCATTACAGATACGTTCTGTGAGTGAGTGTCTGAGAACTTCCTACCATTGTAAGGTAGTTTAGTCTTAGAGAAGTTAGACATTGAGTTACGTTGAAAAGGGAATGCTCTCTTTCTAAGGTAGATGTCGTGAGACAACTTAGTACATTCATATACCTCATTAGCCCAGTGCCATTCTACTGATTCAGTTGTTGTATCTACTGGGTAGTCCTCATCTACTTCTATTGTCTCTACCTCTTGAGTCTCAGGGTTCATTCTAGTCAGCATACCCCACTTCTTTTTACCCTTCCAAACTGTGTGTAGTATCCTTACCTTATTACCTCTTGATGTTTCAAGGGTAGATGATAAATGGTCATAGAGGTGTGTAGGGGAGTTATAGATGGTAGTCTGCTCCATCTTCTTAATGTTATCTTCTACTAGTTCAGTGTAGTATCTATCTACTGCATCTGAGACTGTTACAAAGTCTTCAAACACTACCCACTCACCATCTTCTATGAAGTCCTCTTCAGGAGACTTATCATAGTCAATCATCAATGGAGATATAGCTCTGTAGACAAACTGATTG